GTTTTTCCTACCTAAAGTTTATTCTAAGCAGGTACTAAACTTTTTCCGTAAGTCTTCTGTAGTAGAAGCAATCACTAACACTGACTATGCTGGCGAAATCTCTGCATTCGGTGATAGTGTGCGAATCATCAAAGAACCTGAAATTACTGTTTACCAGTATGAGCGTGGTGCTGATGTGACTGCTACTAAACTTACTGACCAAGAACTAACCTTGGTCGTTGACGTAGCTAATGCTTTCAAATTCATCGTTGATGATATTGAAACTAATATGTCTCACGTTAACTTCCGCGACGTAGCAACTTCTTCAGCAGCTTACGCATTGCGTGATGCTTTTGATGCAGGTGTTATTGCTGAGATGTTTGCTGGTGTATCGGCTTCTAGCCCTAACCACGTTCTTGGTTCTGACAACGCTACTGACCTTGCTGCTGGCACCTTTGACGGTACTGGTAACTTGGACATTGGTTTTGGTTCTAGTGAGCATGATCCTATTGATGTTCTTTCTCATATGGCTCGTTTGCTTGATGAGCAAAACGTACCTGAAGAAGGACGATGGTTCCTTGCTAACCCAGAGTTCTATGAAGTACTTGTACAAAGTTCTTCTAAGCTCTTGTCAGTTGACTACAATGCAGGTCAAGGCTCAATCCGCAATGGATTGGTAAGCTCTGGCAAGCTTCGTGGATTTGATATGTACAAGTCAAATAACATTGCTGCAACGACTAACGCTGCTGGTAAGTGCTTGGCTGGTCACATGTCTTCTACGGCTACTGCACAGACTATTACCAACACTGAGGTTCTTCGTGATCCTGACAGCTTTGGTGATATTGTTCGTGGTCTGCATGTATATGGCGCACAGGTACTTCGTGGTGATGCTCTTGTGTCTGCTTTCTACGGCATCGACTAGTACTGGATGGGGCTGCTTCGGTGGCCCCTTTCCTTTTATTGGAGATATTTAACTATGCCTCAAATTGGTTCAGAAGCAAATCCTGTTACGTTTAGAAAAGCTATTGTTGGTAAAGGAAGCAGATTCCGTAAAGGGATGAATCTTTCTCAGTATAAAGATAACTATGATCGTATTTTTAACAAAGGTGAAAATACAGCAGAGTATGAAACAGAAATAGAAGCTGCTAGAGAAAAAAGTAAAACATTTTCAATGGAGCAAGATTAGTGAATAAAGTTCCAAGAAAGAAAGGGTATGTTCCTAATAAATACACAGGGAGAAATATGATGATGTATGGTGGTGATATGAAGCGTAAAAAAGCTGCTATGGGAATGTCTAAAATGGATGAAGATATGATGGGTCAAATGCGTACTCAAATGATGGGTGGTGGCACTAAGCGTTATGGAATGATGCATGGTGGCGATCATCGTATGATGAAAGGTCATGGTGGTAAAGCATCTGCTGACATTTATGCAATGGAAACTGCTTGCAATAAAATGGCTGGCTATAATAACAGCCTACCAAAAGGACGATGAAAGTACAAGCACCTAAAGGCTATCACTGGATGAAAAGTGGTAAGTCTTACAAACTTATGAAAGATCCTAAAGATGGATATAAAAAACATACAGGGTCTAGTAAAACTGCAAGCTTTGAAATACAAAAGGTACATAAAAAATAATGGCTACTTATCTTTCATTAACTAACGAAATACTGCGAGAGATGAATGAAGTTGCTTTAACTTCTTCAACTTTTGCAAATGCTATTGGTGTGCAACAGCATGTTAAAGATGTAATTAACAGAGCATATTTTGATATAGTTAATGAAGAACCTCAGTGGCCTTTTTTAGCTACAGCAGAAAGTGGTGCTACTGATCCTATGTATGGTAATGTTTTTGTTGAAACAGTAGCAGGAACACGCTGGTATGAATTAAAGCCAGCTAGTTCTTCATTAGTTACCGACTACGGTTATATAGATTGGGATAACTTTTATTTAACTACAGTGGGTGTAAGCGGAGAGTCTGCTCCATATGAAGCACGTAATCTTCGTTTTGTAACTACAGAAGAATGGAAAGATTTTTATCGTTTAGGTGAAAATTTAGATGATGCAGATACTCAACAATATGCTGTACCTCGTCGTGTAATTAAAAGTCCTGATGGTCGTAAGTTTGGAGTAAGCCCTATACCAGATAAAGTATATCGTATTTGGTATTTTGCTTTTAATTTACCTACAGCCTTAGATGCTTTTGGTGATGAAACAGTATTTCCAGATGTATATAAAACAGTTCTATTAGCTAGAGCTAGATATTATGTGCATCAATTTAAAGAAGATTCACAAGCAGCAGCTTTTGCTCTTGAAGATTATAAGCGTGGTTTACGTTTAATGAAACTTCATTTAATGGAACCTACTCCTGGATACTTTAAAGATGATCGTGTGAGGTTTGTGTAGTGTCACAGCCTTGGGGATTTTCTTGCAAAGGCGGCTTAAACGTCAATTTAAACCAGCTAGAAATGCTTTCTCAGCCTGGTTTTGCTACACGCCTTAGAAACTTTGAGGTAGACCCTGACGGTGGCTACAGACGAGTAGATGGCTTTACAGAGTTTGGTGATACTAGACCTAATAGTAGTGAAACTATTCTTGGCATGGCAGTGTATGCAGATGGTGTAATTGTTTGTTCAGGCACAGGAATATTTTTTAGTCAAGATGGTGAAAGTACTTGGCTACAAATAAACAGAGCAAGTGTATCTGCGTCAGGAGATAATTACTCTACATTTACAGGACGCTCAGTAGCTGCACGTACTTCTCAAGGACGATGCAGTTTTTCTTTATATGAAGGTACATCAGATTATGGTGAGCTAGTTATTTGTGATGGCGTAAATGAACCATTTTTATTTCAAATGACAGGCACAGGAGCATTAACTGATCGTACATTTTTTGCAAAAGAAATAACAGTAAGTGGAACTACAGCCCCTACTATTGGTGTAATACATGATAAACACTTAGTAGTTGCAGGAGCCTCTACAGCTAAGAACACTATATTCTATAGTAGTACTAATGATATTGATAGTTTTACTGGAAGCGGTGCAGGAAGCATTGTAATTGAAGATGCTGTAGTAGGTCTAGCAAGCTTTCGTAGTGACTTAATTATTTTCTGTAAGAACAGCATACATAAACTTGTAAACATAAATAACTCTAGCACTGTAGCAGTTGTACCTATTACAACAAACGTAGGTTGTGTATCTGGTGGAAGTATTCAAGAAATAGGTGGTGATTTATTATTTCTTGCTCCAGATGGAGTACGTACAGTTGCAGGTACAGAAAGAAATAGTGATGTAGAGTTAGGATCTGTAAGTAGACAAATACAGAGTCTTATATCTGATATTGCAGCAGATTCAGGATTTATAATAACAAGCGGTGTACTAAGAAGTAAATCACAATACCGTTTATTTTATTCTAAAAATACTGAAAGCCCTACTATTGCTAGAGGCATTATTGGTACTTTAACATCTAATGGTTTTGCATGGTCAGAGACATTAGGTATTCAAGCACTAGGTTTTGTATCAGATTTAGATAAAGACGGTATAGAACAAGTATATCATGGTGATAAAGATGGATACATATATAATCATCTTTCAGGTAATGCTTTTTATAGTTCAGGTTCAGCAAGAGATATAGATGCTGTATATCAAACACCAGACTTTGACTTTGGTGATGTAGGTACTAGAAAGACTCTTAAATATGCAAGAGTTTCTTTTAGCCCTGAAGGAGCAGTAGAACCTAGCTTTAGAGTTAGATATGACTATGAAGATCCTGCAATACCTCAACCAGAACCTTTTGCAGTCACTACTATTGCTCTTCCAGCAATTTTTGGTACAGCAACTTTTAATGCAGTTACATTTGGAGCAACTACTGATCCTATGGAAAGGATTACACTAGAAGGCTCTGGAAATACTTGCAGTTTTAGAATTACAAGTGAAGATCAAAAGTCAGCCTACGCTGTAAATGGTCTTTATATAGATTACATGCCATCAGGTAGGAGATAATAAATGGCTCAGAATTATACTAGACAGAGTTCTATGGCTGATGGAGATACTATCACAGCAGCACTATTTAACAATGAATATAACCAACTAGTAAATGCTTTTGCATATTCATCATCTAGTGCATCTTCTACTGGTCATAGACACGATGGCTCTGCTGGGCAAGGTGGTAACGTACCTCAGATTGGTGATTTAGATTTTCTTAATAAAGTTGTAGTAGACGGAACAAACAATAGAGTAGGCTTTTTTGTAGAGGTATCTAGCAGTGCAGTTGAACAAGTACGTGTTCAGGATGGCGCTATTGTGCCTGTTACAGATAATGATATTGACCTTGGTACTAGCTCCTTAGAATTTAAAGATTTATTCCTTGATGGTACTGCTCATGTTGACACGCTTGATGTAGATGTTAATGCGACTATAGCTGGTACTTTAGGTGTTACAGGAGTTTTAACAGGTTCTTCTTTAGATATTTCAGGTGACATTGATATAGATGGAACATCTAACTTAGATGTTGTAGATATTGATGGCGCAGTAGACATGGCTACTACTCTTAATGTTGCAGGAGTAGCTACCGTAGGTGGTCTTACAATAGGCAGTGCAGTTATTACTGAAGCAGAGCTAGAGACTATAGATACTATAACAGCAGGGACTATAACTGCTTCTAAGGCCGTTGTAGTTGATAGTAATAAAGATGTATCTAGTTTTAGAAACGTAACTCTTACAGGTGAACTAGATGCTGCTACAGGTGACTTCTCAGGCAACGTAGACATTGATGGTGACTTACTTGTAGGTGATGATCTTACACTAGACTCAGATGCAGCAGTGCTTGGCTTTGGTGCAGACACAGACGTAACACTAACACACGTAGCAGATACTGGTCTTCTTTTAAACAGCACAATGGCTTTGCAATTTAATGATGCTTCTCAATTCATTAACGCCCCTTCTGCTACTGTACTGGACATTAACGCTACTGACGAGATTGAACTTAATGCTACATTAGTAGACATAAACGCTAACGTAGAAGTTTCAGGTACTTTGACTGTAGCAGGTGCAGTAGATTTTGGTGATGCTGCACTTAGCAACGTAGGCGCTGTGCAACTTGATAGCATTGCAGGTGATGCAGACTCTAATACTTCTATAACCTTCAGTGGCTCTGATGTAATTACTATAGCTGCTGGAGGTGACAACCAAGTAACATTTACTAATGGTGCTATTGTACCTTCTACAGATAATGACATTGACTTAGGCACAAGCTCTGTAGAGTTTAAAGATGCTTTCTTTGACGGTACGGTAACTACTGATGCACTCGTAGCTGACACTGCTGATATTAATGGTGGTACAGTAGATGGTGCAATTATTGGTGGTAACAGTGCCGCTGCTATCACAGGTACAGTAATTACGGGTACAAGCTTTGTAATTGGTAGTGCAGATATTAGTGAAGCAGAACTAGAAACTATTGATGGAGTAACTGCTGGTACTGTAGCAGCTTCTAAGGCTGTAGTAGTAGATGCTAATAAAGACATTGGAAGCTTTAGAAACATTACACTTACTGGAGAACTAGATGCAGGATCTCTTGATATTTCAGGCAACGCTGACATTGACGGTACGTTGGAGACTGATGCACTGTCTATTAATGGCACAGCGGTTACGTCTACAGCAGCAGAAATTAATATTGTAGATGGAAACACTTCAGCAACTTCTACTACTCTTGCAGATGCAGATAGAGTTGTAGTCAATGACAGTGGTACAATGGTTCAAGTTGCTCTTACTGACTTTGAAACATACTTTGAAAGTGCTTTAGATACTTTATCAAATGTAACTACTGTGGGTGCTTTAAACTCTGGCAGTATTACTTCAGGCTTTGGCGCTATTAATAATGGATCATCAGCTATTACGACTACAGGTACAGTAACTTATGGCTCCTTGAGTGATGGTTCAATTACTGTTACAGCTTTTGTAGATGAAGATGATATGTCTTCTAACTCTGCAACACTTATACCTACTCAACAGTCTGTTAAGGCTTATGTAGACTCTCAAGTAACTGCACAGGACTTAGATGTTACTGATGGTTCTGCCTCTATTGATATTGACCTTGACTCAGAGTCTTTAGGTATCCTTGGCGGCACAGGTATTAACTCCGCTGCATCAGGTACTGGAGTAACATTGTCTATTGACAGCACTGTTGCTACGCTTACTGGCTCACAGACTCTTACGAATAAGACATTGACTGCTCCTACGCTCACAGGAACGGCTGTAGTGGCTTCTCTGGACATCTCTGGTGATGTAGATGTTGATGGTACTTTAGAAACTGATGCGCTATCTATTAACGGCACAACGGTTACGTCTACGGCAGCAGAGTTGAATATTCTAGACGGCGTTACCTCTACCGCTGCTGAGCTAAACATCCTAGATGGCGTGACGGCTACCACTGCTGAACTTAACTATGTGGACGGCGTAACTTCTGCCATACAGACCCAGATAGATGCTAAGGCACCTATTGCTAATCCGACGTTCACCGGCAGCTTCACAAGCCCCGGTATTGATGATAACGCAGATGCCATAGCTATCACGATTGATAGTTCGGAAAATGTGGGCATAGGTAATACGGGTGTTGCTAGCACACGACTTGCTGTCACCGGCAGCGTGGTTGGCGCAAACATAGTAACCACCTCTAGTGACGCAGGCCACGAAGGATTAATTGTCAATCGTCAAAACTCAGACGGGACAGCGATTGCGATAAATAAGGCAGGCTCAAACGTAGGGTCGATTGGTACTAATGGCGGCACACTTTACATGTCTGCGCCTTCAAGCAGTGGTGCAGCAATTGTTCTGAACCAGAATGCCAACATCATTTATCCCGGTCAAAATTCAAGTGGCACTGTATCTGTAACAG